TCGCGAGTTATTTTCGCGCTACTTGGACTGGAGAGCTGAGAGGCCCCAGGTTGTCCCTTCACACTGTAGATCATCTTTCAACGGACAGTTGATACCACACGTCAAAGCCGCTGATAACCATTCTCATGGTGAGTCGGCTTGTAATAGATCCACTGGTACACAGTTTATAAGAACCTTTTCCCTCACAATGGGATGGGAACCTTACTTCTACCAATGCTCAGCCTCAGATCAGAAGCGAGGCGATGCAGGATCACGCAATTACTTTTGGGCGAAAGACACACAAGTAGTACCAAAAGCTCTGAATCTTCAGGACAATCATTTACTAGCCATGGTGGATGTTGACCAGTATGTTGACATGCCGGGATTGCTGTGTTCATTCTTCAGACCAGTTATATTGTATACCTTCCAGCCCCGTACAACGGGTGCCGTCCGGAAAAACTATGCTTACAGATTCTTGGAATCCGGGGCGGTTGAGTACACGGTTTCTGGTTCAGGTACGTATACGCACACCGTCTGGAGTTATGGAAGGGATTGCATCATAGCCAAACGTACTGTTGGTAATATTTGCTTTTCCCTAGCAGTGTATCTCCTGGATAGACGTTCTTTAGACAATGATCATGAGTTAATAATGTTCACACCCGTTAAACGGTGGAAATTATTGAGTGCACAGATTGCCTCGTACATGTTGGAAGGTTTTACGCTCCAGCGCCTTAACCCTGTGACGGGTAAGTTCGCTCGGATGCATCAACAGACCTACGATGAACTGTACACGGTGACAAGCCGAATCGGTGAAACGTCTCATGCCATCATACCAGCACGCCTGGATGATCAGATTGCCAGTATGGCACGCATGAGTAAGTTGGATCTGACTTGGCCTACAGTACTCACACAAATTTCCAAGGCCGTAAGCGGGACTGATGGTGAGAGAGAAGTCACGGCTACCATTTTAACGGAGTACCACCGACAGCTGTTGGGTTACAAACCACCAACGGTTTATCCGATTGAGTACTCAGTCAAACGTTATCAATATGTTAGCGACACCTATGACCCCAACGCTGGGAGAGATCAGATGATACCGTTCATGAATCCTATTGTTACTGGTGCATGTGCTCCAAAAGACTGCATTGACAATGATAAACAAGGAGTGAACGAGAGAGTTTTGAAGCTTAGACAGGCAGATGTAACAATCACAAAATTCTTAGATGATGTGATGAATGAGTTTGTATCACAACTTATTCCGGGTGAAATTGCGCATACATTTTTCCCCGACAGCGACGAAGAGATTTATGACTCACAACCACGTCCATCACAGCGGCGCATCTTAGAGAGAGCCGAATTTGATGAGTCTGATGGTAAAGTCAAGTCGTTCATGAAACATGAAGCATATGGGAAGGTGACTGACCCAAGGTTGATTTCCACAATCCCTGGTCCATTGAAACGAGATTATTCGAAGTACACACGGCCCCTAACTCGCCATATCAAGAATCAGTTCTGGTATGCGTTCGGGAAGAAACCGGTGGAGATTGCTGAGGCAGTCGTAGAGGTGGTGCGTAGTGCATATAACGCAGCCAACTCCGACTACAACCGATACGACGGAAC